ACAGAAAGAATTCAAGAACACATAGACAAACTACTACAAGACAAATTTTAAACTATGAAATACTTACTATTATTACTATTTACATTAAACGCTCATGCAGATATTTTTCAAGATGTGTTTAAATATGCAACTTTTTACGGAGCATATAGCCAGAGCAACTCTTTACAAGGGGATAAAACTTTTTATGTAACACAACAATCAGAGTTACAAGAAACAACAATTAGAAATCCATCTAATCAAATTAAAACATTTGGATTTAGAAAACTTGCTCATTTTGGTTATGAAGATAAAAACCGATTTTATATAGGAGATGAAACTAACATTGGAACTAAAAGCAATATTGGTAATGTAAAAGGATTGGAATATATTTTTGAATATTCTAAAGGTAGAGAACAAGGGAAATCTTTTGAAAATAAAGAAATGTTTGTTCGATATTTAGCTAAATGGTGGCTTGTAAAAGCAGAGCTTAATGATAACGAGCTTGTTGATTTAAATTATAAAAGCGCAGAAGCAAGATTTAGAATACCAATAGGTAAGAAACTTTCTTTAAGTGTTGGCGCAATGTACAGAACGTACGACAAAGCGTATGGTCATAACCCAATACAAAAGTATTTAGAAAACGAACAGAACAACTGGTGGAATTTAAGCTATGATTATGGGCATACAGACCAAGCCTATAGCTGGGAAAATATATCTACTGGAGAAAGTGGATATGATTATTTCTGGTACGACCAAAACGGAGTATTGCTTTCAAATTCTGATTTAGACTATCGTAATAATATATATGGTCAATTAGTAAATAGATACAATAAAGAGCAATTAGATTTAATTGGCAGCTTTGCAGATGTTTCAAGTGTTATCGGTTTAGATTTTTATCATTATCGTTCTAAATATTGGATTCATACTTATGCAAACGCTTTACCTCATCACAAACTAATCAAAGGAGAAAGTAAATATTCTTACGGAGAATTTGTTGGTAAAAACAACTGGTTAGATTTTAGCTATGGAGGAGTATTTGGAATACAAATTAATAAGCATTTAGGGATATTTTCTGAAATAACAAAACAACGCTATTGGGATAGAAGTATAGAAAACTTAAAAATTGGAATTAACTATAAACTTTAATAGATGACAAAAAACTTTACTAAAGAGGAATTTGATTGCAATGATGGTAGCGAGATGCCAATAAATGTTTATCATAATATGGTAAAAGTTGCTAATCAGTTGCAAACTTTAAGAGATGAGTTAAAAAAACCAATTCATATAAATTCAGCTTATAGATCAGAAGATTATAACCAAAGCATTGGAGGTGTAAAAAATTCAAAGCATTTGCTTGGAAAAGCAAGTGATATCGCTATAAAAGGCATGTCGCCTTTAGAAGTTTACAACACAATAGAAAGGCTTATTGAAAATGGAGATATGTTACAGGGCGGTTTAGGTTTATACGATTCTTTTGTTCATTACGATATAAGAGGAACAAGAGCTAGATGGGATTATCAAAAAAAATTATAACATGATATTTGGATTTAGTTTTATTATTGAAAGAGGTTTAATGCTAGGCTGGGAATATTACCCAGCATTAGATCATGAAGACAATGAAGAACTAAACATTTATTTAATATTTATTTGTTTACATTTAAAATGGAATTATGAAGAAGAAATTTAAAGACACAAAAGTAGGATCTTTTTTAAAAAGCAAAGGATCATTTCTTTTAAACACTTTAGGGGATTCAGTTCCAGATAAAGGATTTATGGGCATTGTAAAGAACTTATTAATTAAAGATGATGAAATGCCATTAGAGGATAAAGAAACTGCTTTAAAACTTCTAGAAATGGATTCTATTGAAATGCAAGAGGTTTCTAAAAGATGGAGTAGCGATATGAAATCAGATTCTTGGTTGTCTAAAAACACTAGACCATTAACTTTGATTTATTTAACAGTAATAACTTCTTTGTATATATTGTTAGATGCTTTAGATATTGCTTTTGATATTGATGAAGCCTGGGTTGAATTATTGAAAACTTTATTAGTTACAATTTATGTAGCTTATTTTGGAAGCAGAGGTTTTGAAAAGATAGGTTCGATTAAGAAATAGGGGGGAATGTCTTTATTATAAATGTCTTAATTAATTATATAATTTTTTATATATATTTATAAAATATTTAAATTTATTATTTTTTTTTGGTCTAAAAAAACTTTTTTTTAATTTTTTTGTATATATTCGCATTATGAACATTGATGTTAAAATAAAAAGATTAGAAGATCAATCTGAATATTATCAATTAAAATTAAGTACTTATAAAGAAACTATAGAAGGAAAATTCTCTAAAGAAGATTTAAGATACTTAATTCAGCAAATAGATAATGAAATAATATAATGGCTAAAAGACCATCAAGAAAAACAATAATTAAAAAACTTGATAAGGTATTCAGCCAATTTATTAGAAGAAGATTTGCAGTAAATGAAATAGCTAAATGTGTAACTTGTGGTAAACAGGCGCATTGGAAAGAATTGCAAGCTGGTCATTTTATGAGTAGAAAACATTATTCAACAAGATGGGACGAAACTAATGTTCAAGTGCAGTGCAGTGGATGTAACGTATTTAGATACGGAGAGCAATTTAAATTTGGAATGTATCTAGAACAAGCATACGGAAATGGAGTAGCGGAGGAAATGCATATTAAAAGTAGAGAAATAACAAAGTTTAGCGATATACAATTATTAGAAAAAATAGAATATTATAATAAATTATTAACTAACTTACAATGATTTTTGTTTTGTTTTCTTGGGGAAGGCGAGGGTAAAGAAATTTATTCTCGCTTTTTTTTTGTCTAAATTTTTTTATATTAACAAAATTGTTTATATTTATGTCAAAGAAAACAATTATGATATATATTTTAAAGAATAATCAAAACGAAACTTTGTTCGACACTAAATCTGCTGCAATAGCAGAATTCTATGCAAAAACTAATTTTTTAAAAATCTATTACAGAACTGCTAGCAATAGGGAAGTAATACTTAATGACTACAGCAATGGCGAATAATTATACAAACGATTATTTGTTCCAAAGCAATGAAGCGTTAAAAAAAGAAAACGATTCTCTCCTTTCAACTTTAATAGAAGTCATTGAATATATGGACAGAGATCATGTAAACTATAAAGAATTATTAAAATCTGAATTAAGCAAGAGGTATGATATTAGATTCAATTAATTATGAAAATAATTTTCAGATCCTGGCGCAGTATTTAATTAAGTTAGGAAAAAAGCATCCAAACAATAAAGTTGTTGATGATTGCTCTAGAGCTTTAAAAGAAATGTATTTCTATACAAATACTTTGCAGATTCAAAAGAGAGAATTAATTTTAGAAAATAGTAATATAAAACAAGAAACCAGAAAACAATTAATAAAATGAGAGAAATGCAATTAAAATCAACAAGAACCTATTCAATTTTCAATAAAGTAATAGGCAACAGAAATTTAGATCCTAAAAATTTAAAAAGGATAAAAGAATCAATTAATGAAATAGGTTTGCAAATGCCTATATTGGTAAATCAAAACAAATCTATAATAGATGGGCAACATAGATTGCAAGCTGCTAAAGAATTGGAAATACCTATAACTTATATAGTTTCTAAAGATTCATGCGAACAAAATATAGATCAGTTGCAAATTAGCAAAAAATGGACAGCATTAGATTTTTGTAATAGAAATGCTTTAAAAGGAAATAAAGATTGCCAAAAAGCATTAGATATTGCTGAAGAATGGTTTATTGAAACTAATGGTAAATTTAGTAAAATTAATATTTTAACTTTATTAGAAAAAGGTTACAATTTAGGAGGAGTAATCAAGTGTTTAAGAAATAATATTTATGAAATAAAAATCAATAATGCAATAAGAATTTATAATGCATTAAAAATATTATCTTTAAACAATAATCCAAAATTTAATTCTTATTCTGCAACTAATAGCAGAGTTTTGAAAAGAATGAATAGATCCACAAATGGATTAAATTTAAATGTAATAGAAAAAATTACTAAAAAAAATTATTTAATTTGCTATACTAATGCAAATGATCAGTATAATTATTTAATGGATTTATATAAAAAATACAATAAAAAAAAATGAATAAATATTTAAATTATCTAAATGATAATTATTTTAAAGAAATAAATTATATTTATATAAAACAAAGTAAAACCAAAAAAAAGAAAACAAATGAACAGAGAAAAATTAAAAGCATTGTATCAAAAGTATGAATTAACTCCAGAGGATATATTTACAAAAGATATTGGATATGGAGATAACAAAAAAACTTTTACTATAATCACAAGATCAGGAATTGAAAAGATTCAAGCAAAAGAAAACATAACTGTAAATTATGAAGTTATAAAATGCGAAACTATTTTTTCAGTAATTAAAGCTCATGCTTTTGTACAAACTAAACCAAACACTATAATAGAAAGTTTTGGATCTGCATTAAAAGGGTCTTCATTTAAAGAGGGCAATTGCCAGAGCTGGTATGTAGTTGAAATGGCAGAGAAAAGAGCTTTATCAAGAGCTGTATTAAAATTAACTGGCTTTTACCAATTAGGAGTATTTGGAGAAGATGAATCGGAAGATTTTAAAAAAACAAATAAAATAGATAAAGAAAAATTAATTAACTTAAATAAATAAAAAAATGGGACACTTATTAAACACTAGAATTGGATTAAAGAAAATACCTAAAGAAGCGCAGTATGAAGGTAAAAAGGATGTATATGTTGATTTAACAATTGGCATCCAGGATGAAATGAACAACTATGATCAGAATGTTTCTGTATGGATTGCTCAAACTTCTGAACAAATAAAAAACAAAGAACCAAAGCAATATTTAGGAAATGGCAAAGTAATTTACAGCGATAACAAACCATTATTTGTAAAGCCTAAAGAAGCGCCAGTTCAAGAAACTAAAAATGAGGTGGATGTTGATCTGCCTTTTTAAAAATAATTTATTAAATTAGGGGCTATATGCCCCTTTTTTTATGACTGAAGAAAACAAACTATATTACGATTTACTAACAGAACAATGCAGAATAAATACAGATGAAATAATAGAGAATCCACCAGTAGCGATTTCAATGGGAGAAACAACTATCAACACAATAAAAGGAAAAACCACTATTCCTACTAGTTTAGGAACATATGGAAACTTTTCTTTTGTCGTAGCTCCCCCTAAAAGTTTTAAAACCTACTTTATATCTTTATTAGCTTCAGTATATCTTTCAGGCAAAAACAGATTTGCTGGTAATTTAAGAGGACACAGAGAAAATAAATGCTTAATTCATTTTGATACGGAACAAGGCAAATTTCATGCGCAAAGAGTATTTCGCAGAGTTGTAGATATGAATGATGGAGATGATGTTGGTTGCTACCATACCTATGGATTAAGAACAATTGGCTACAAATACAGATTAGAATTTATAGAATATTATTTAACTCATAAAGTGAAAAATGCTGGGCTAGTTATAATTGATGGCATTGCTGACTTATGTGGAGATGTAAATAATATTGATCAATCTAATTTTGTGGTACAAAAATTGATGGAATGGAGCGAGATGTTTAATTGCCATATTATTACAATTATTCATTCTAATTACGGATCAGAGAAACCAACAGGGCATCTCGGATCATGTTGCGAAAAGAAAGCAGAAACACAAATACATTTAGAAAACGACAAAATAAATAATTGGGTAAATGTTAAATGTAAAAGGTCAAGGGGTTTTCCTTTTGATGATTTCGCTTTCAAAGTTAATAAAGTTGGATTGCCAGAAGTTGTCGGAGGATATTTTGATCCTATTACGAAAATTAAATACTGAATGCATTGGTTAAACAAAATTGCTAAACATCATCAAGAATGGATAAAAATTGCAGTAAACTTTGGGGCTAGAGATTATGCTGAAGATATAGTTCAGGAGGCATATATTAGAGTTCACAAGTATTCTAATCCTGAAAAGATTATTAAAAATGATAAAGTCAATAAGGGTTACATGTTTTTTATTATTAGAAATATTTGCAATAACTTTAACAATGAATTAAAAAAAACCAGGAAGCTACCTTTGAATGATCATGTGTATAATATATCAAATGAATCTTTAGAATCAGAAAAAGATGTTGCTTTGCAAAACATTATTAATAAAATGGACAAAGAATTAGAAAACTGGCATTTTTATGAAAAGGGAATTTTTAAAATATACAGAGATTCTGGATTAAGCATTAGAGGAATAGCAAAAGAAACAAAAATCAGTTCAGTTAATATATTTCATACTCTTAAAAAAAGCAAAAACAAAATGAGAGAAATGTTTGGAGAAGACTTTGAAGATTATATTAATGGCGACTTTGATTTAATAGACTGAAAAACAAAAACTTATATTTAAGGTTTTAATAATATGGAAGATATAAAAGGATTAGGAGATCAAATAGAAAAAATCACAACAGCAACAGGAATTAAAAAACTTGTTAAATGGGCATTTGGAGAAGATTGCGGGTGCGATCAAAGAAAGGAAATGCTAAACAAGTTATTTCCTAGAAAAAGAAAACCAGAATGCTTAAATGAAGAAGAATATAATTATCTCAAGTCAATTAAATTAGATAAATTTAACGGAGCTACTAATGTAAATGCAGAAACTCAAAGAAATATATTAAAAATATATAATAGAGCTTTTAATGATAAAAAACAATTTAGCAGTTGTAGTAGTTGCGTTAGAAATACAATTAATCAAATGCAAACTTTAATGAAATCTTATGGAGATTAGACCAAGGCTTAAAGGAAACAAAAAAACAGCTTATGAGAATCTTACTAAAAAAGAAAGAAGGATTCTAGTAATAGGAGATTTGCATGCTCCTTTTGTTCTAGAGGGTTATTTAGAATTTTGTCAAGAAGTTTATTCGCAACACAATTGTAATCAAGTTATATTCATAGGAGATATTATTGACTCGCATGGTTGGAGTTACCACGAACAAGATCCTGATGGAATGTCTGCTGGGCATGAGCTTTCTTTAGCAATTAAAAAAGTTTCTTATTGGTATAAAGCATTTCCAAAAGCAGATGTCTGTATTGGTAATCATGACCGCCTAGCATCTAGGAAAGCATTTTCTGGAGGAGTTCCAAGCAGATGGATAAAGGGTTACAATGATGTGTTAAAAACTCCTGAATGGAATTGGGTTGAAAGCATATCTTACGATGGGGTATTGTATGAACATGGAGAAGGAGGTCAAGCAAAAGCAAAAGCGAAAAACAATATGATGTCTAGCGTTTGCGGGCATACGCATACAGAAGCATATACAATGTGGTTTGTAGGAAAGAAGTTTAGAGTATTTGGAATGCAAGTTGGTTGCGGAGTCGATAGCTCTACTTACGCTGCTGCTTACGCTAAAAACTTTAAAAAACAAGCTATTGGATGCGGAGTAGTTATTGGAGGGCATACAGCAATAAACAAACTTATGAAATTATGATCAGCACATTCCAAGAAGATTTAAAAGTTGGTAAATTATATGAAAATATAGTTTTAAATAAAATTAAAAGAAAATATCCTAAAGCCCATATTATTGATGGATATTGCAAAGATTGGGATATATTTGTTCCTGAACTTAATTTTGGAGTAGAAGTTAAGTCTGATAAAAAAAGTTTGCATACAGGCAATATAGTTATAGAAGTTGAAATGAATGGAAAGCCTTCTGCATTATCAACTAGCAAATCTAAATGGTGGGTTATATATGATGGAGAAAATTTTAATTGGTTTACTATTAAGAATATAAAAAGATGCATAATAGAAAATAATTTAAGATGTGTTGAATTTATAGGAAAAGGAGATACAAAATCAAAAAAAGCATATTTGATTAAAAAACAAATGTTATATAAATATAAAGAATGAAATCTAAAAAATATACAACCAAAGAAAGATTCAAGATTTTGGAATCAACAGCAGCAACTTTGTATGTAGCAATAGAAAAACTATCTAAAAGAATAGATATCATTGATGAATTTTTAACTAAAGCAACTAAAGATTTTAAGGAATAATTTTTTTTTATTAACAAAAATGTTTATATTTATATAAATTATAAAAGAAAAATTTATGACAAATTATGCAGTTCAAAAGTCTTTAATTAAAGATTTATCTCATTTAGGTAAAATGATTAATACTTTAGAAAACGAACTAAACATTAAGGAAACAAGAAAAGGAAAAGATTTATTAATCGATATGTTAAATCATAAAACAGAATTAAAACAGAGGTTAAAATATGTTGGTGATTTAAATTATGAATTAGTAAGAAGATGAGAGAAGCAACAGTAATATACGATAACGTAGAACTAACATTAGTAGGGCAATTTTATGAAGGTGACGATCGCACATATATGTATCCAGGCAGTTGTAGTGATTTTAATTTGTGTAAAGTGTTACATGGAGGAGAAGACATAATAGACTTGCTAGCAGACTATGTAATAGATATTTTAGAATTAGAAGCAGTAAAAGAAATAGAACAAGGAGAGAGAGATTATGATAGTACTATTTGATGCAGACAGTTTAGTTTATTCCTCATGTTGCGGAGTAGATGACATTTTAGATGAAGCTATTGGAAAGTTTGATCAGGTTTTCATGTCTATAATAAATAGGCTAGAAGAAACATATGAAATACAAAAGGTAATTACTTTTAATAATAGCAGAGGTAATTTTAGAAAACTATTAGATCCTAATTATAAAGCAAATAGAAAAAAGCAAGAGCATCCTAAATTATTAAATAAAATGCATGAAGAAATTGCTTCTATTTATTCTTCTAAAAGTTGTTATGGAATGGAAACAGATGATCTGGTTGCAACGTATTGGAAAAAATTAACTGATCAATTAGGGCAAAACAATGTAATAATAGTTTCATTAGACAAAGACTATAAACAATTGCCATGCATATTATATAACTATCATTACAAACATCAAACAATATCAAACATAAGCTATAAAGAATCATTATATAATTTTTATAGTCAAATGATCATTGGAGATAGCGCAGACAATGTAAACTACTGTAAGGGTTATGGAAAAGCATATGCAAAAAGATTGTTTCAGGATTGCGAAACTAATTATCAATTCACTAAAAAGACATACGAGTTATACAAAGAAATATATAAATCAAAAGGAAAACAAAAATACATTCAATGTTATAATCTATTACGATTAAGGATTGGATGGAAGGATTAAAAAATGATATAATATATCAATTTTATTATATAGCTTTATATGATTTTGAAAAAGGAAATGATGTAGATGAATTAAAAATGATCATGTATGATTATGAAGATAAAGAATTATATTTAGAATGCGAAGGAATTAGATTAGCGATAGAATATATAGAATTTTTAGAATTAATAGAAGAAATAATAGACAACGATTAAAAAAAGAATATTATGATAATGGAAACAATTAAAAAGGTAATAGAAAAAGAAACTAAATTATCTTTAAGCGTAAGATCAAGAAAAAGGGAATATCTTTTTGCAAGGGCTTTATATTATAAGTTATGCAAAGAAGAAACAGCATACTCATTACAAAAAATAGGAGAATCATTAGGGTTTAGCCATGCAAACGTAATGCATAGCATTAATAAAATATATCCTGAAATAAAAAAATATGATACAGATTCCTATTATGCATATTTAAAATGTCAAAACTTAACAAAAAAATTAAAGGAACAGCAATTTAATTTGTTAAATGAAGCTATTAATGAATAATATGAAGAAAAAAATAAATATATCTGAAGTAAAACCTAATGCAGTTAATCCTAGATACATTAAGGATCATAAGTTTAAAAAGTTAGTTAAAAGCATAAAGAACTTTCCTGAAATGCTAGAGAAAAGACCAATTATAGTAGATGAAAACATGATAGTGCTTGGAGGCAATATGAGATTAAAAGCATCAATAGAAGCTGGACTAAAGGAAGTATGGATAGATATTGCAGAGGGATGGTCAGAGGATCAAAAGAAAGAATTCATAATAAAAGACAATGTAGGCTTTGGAGAATGGGATTGGGATATATTAGCCAATGAATGGAATAAATTTGAAATACAAGATTGGGGATTAAATTTGCCAATATTTCAAGATAACTTGAGCAATAATGATGAATACAAAGGAATGAATCCTGATTTAGAATTAGAATCTTTTATGAATGCAGAAATAAAAAGATTGTATTTAGTTTATGATTCAGATACATATTCTAAAGTAATTGATTGGTTTAACAAAAAATTAAAAGAAACCAACCTAAATGATTATTCAGAATATATTTTAAAATTAATTGAAGATGAAAAAAATTGAATTAAAAAAAATTAATGATTGCAAAGAGTTATTAAAGACAACTCCAAAGAAAGAACATTATAATCTTTTAATAAATGAAGATTGCATTTTTACAAAGGATGGGAAAACTGTTGGAATATATATAAAAATAGACAACGAAAAATTAATGCCAATTAGAAAAGCATCATTAACAACCAAACTTTCTAAAAGCTCTAGAACTAGGGGCATACCAACTAAAAGCAGCATTTTCGGATCATTGCCTAGAATAGCTAGAAGAAATGATTTTTGCAGATATTCAGCTCATACAAAAAATGAAATACAAAACACAAACATAATGTTTACTTTTATGGCGGATCTTATAGATATCTATAAAGAACATCTTCCTGAACAATATAAAAGAGATCTAAAAGTAATTAAAGAAAGCGTAGTTGAGGATTATGCAATTAAAAAAGATTCTCCTTTTCTAACATGCAATATAAACGTAAACCATGCTATTAAATACCATAGAGATTCTGGGAACTTTAAAGAAAACTTATCTAATGTTTTGATTTTAAAAGATGGCATAATCGGCGGAGAATTAGTTTTTCCTGAATATGGTTTTGCTTTATCTCAAGAAGATGGGTATTTAGCAATCTTTGATGGGCAAAAAGAAATCCATGGAGTTATGCCTATATTTCAAACAAAAGAAGACCCTTACAGGGCTTCAATAGTTTATTATTCATTAGAACAAATGAAACATTGTTATCCTTATAAAATGGAAGTAGAAAGATTGCAAAGAGTATCAACAGAAAGAGCGATTAAAAGAGCTAATAATATAAATCCAACAAAATAAAAAATGAACAAATCCGACACTATAAAAGAAAAGTTACTAGAAGCATTAGAAAAAAGTTTAGGCGTTGTTACAACCGCTTGCAAGAATGCTAATATACATAGATCAACTTATTATGATTGGTATAATAAAGATCAAGAATTTAAAAACAAAGTTGATTTAATTCAAAATGTTGCTTTAGATTTTGCAGAAAGCCAATTGCATAAACAAATCCAGGAAGGATCAACTAGCGCAACAATATTTTATCTCAAGACAAAAGGCAAGGCAAGAGGATATCAAGAAAATCAAGCTATTGATTTAAATACTTCAGGAGAAATAAATGTAAACTTCAAGAATTTAATTAGTGCAATTAAAGATAAGGGATAAATTTTTAGTATGGGATAAAGTAGACTCGCGATACTTTATTATAACTGGCGGTAGAGGATCTGGGAAATCTTTTGCCATCAATACCATGTTACTGCTTTTAACTCAAGAGCAAGGGCATACTATTCTATTTACTAGATATACTTTAAGATCAGCAAACATTTCTATCATTCCAGAATTTAAAGAAAAGATTGATCTTTTAAATCTTAATCATATGTTTCATATAACTAAAGATGAAATAATAAATAAGAATTCAGGATCAAAGATATTATTCAGAGGAATCAAAACATCTTCAGGAGATCAAACAGCTAATTTAAAATCATTGCAAGGGATAACAACTTGGGTAATGGATGAAGCTGAAGAATTAGTTGATGAAAGCATCTTTGATAAAATAGATTTATCAGTAAGAAAAAAAGGCGTAGACAATAGAATAATGTTAGTATTAAATCCAGCAACTAAAGAACATTGGATTTACAGGCGTTTTTTTGAAAGTAAGGGTATTGATTCAAAAAGTAATTTAAGCACAGGAGATGTTACTTATATCCATTCTACGTACCTAGATAACATAGAGAACTTGTCTGATAGTTATTTAGCAAGAATTGAGGATATTAAAAATAATAGACCAGCTAAATACGAGCATCAAATATTAGGAGGATGGCTAGAAAAAGCAGAGGGCGTTATATTTAGCAATTGGACAATAGGAAAGTTTCAAGAAGTTTCAACTGTTGTTCTAGGTCAAGATTATGGATTTTCTGCAGATCCATCGGTATTATTAAAAACTAGCATAGATAAAAAAAATAGAAAGATTTATGTAAAGTTATGTTTTTATAAAACACATCTAACAACAACTAGCATTGCTCAACTTAATAAACAATTTGCTGGTCAGAATCTAATCGTAGCTGATAGCGCAGAGCCTAGGCTTATTAATGAACTATCCAGGCATTGCAATATAGTTCCAACAATCAAAGGGCAAGGATCAATCATATTTGGAATTAGCTTATTACAAGACTATGATTTAATAATAGATCCTGAAAGCACAGAGATAGTTAAAGAACTAAATAACTATTCATGGTTAGAAAAGAAATCGCAAACTCCTATAGATAAATTTAACCATTGCATAGATGCCTTAAGGTATGCTGTATCCTATCAATTAGAGAATCCAAATAAGGGAGAATATTTTATTTATTAATGTTTATTTTTTTATATGAACAAAATTGTTTATATTTAAGTATTAATAACAATAAAAGCAAAACAAATGACAACAGAATTCACTCAAAAAAGAAAACATTTTATAAGTTCTAATTTTACAAATTGGTCGATACAAGATTTATGGAAACAATATCAATTTTGCCAAGAAAAACCTAGTTCATTTAATAATGAAATTTTAAAATTAGTAATTAAAGAAATTAAAAACAGAAGATAATGGAAAGATTTAATAAATATAATTTTATAAGCGAATTAAAAGAATCAATAGGGGAATTTATAGAAGATTCAGAATTTGAAAATGATGAAGATATAACTGATGAAATGCAAGAATTTATTCATAATTACATTAATGATGCAACTATATATTATGTGGATTGTTGGGCAATATCTTATGAATTAGGATGCTCTGATTTTACAATAGAACAAACAGGAACAAAAGCTAAAAACATAAATGAACTTGCTTATTGGTCTTTATGGGATTTAGTTGAGGATAGCATTAATTATCATTTAGAAACTAAAGAATTACAAGAAAAATTAAAAGAACCAGAAACATTTAAACATTTTTAATTATGAGCATATTTATAAACGCTACCACAACTCTTTGGGCTGATCATGGAATAGTAAACATTGAAGCAACAACTCTTGACCCTTCGGAAGGATATGTCCATTTAGAAATAGATGCAAGGCAATTATTAAAAGATATTCCTTCTTTATATGAGATGTGTTTGCTCGCTATTGAAAAAGAAGATAAGCATATAAAAGAAAAATATAAACAATTTAAAAAGAAATTATGAAAGACAAAAAGTATGAATCATCAATGATAGTATCTGCAATTAGCTTTATTGGTATAATTGCAGTACTTTTATTATGTGGATAGGAAATTAATGGAAAAAATAAGTTGGTGTTTAAAAAATTATATATTCATTTATCCTAATCCTATAAGCAAAGGAAGAAAACCATTAGTTAATATTTATATTAATTCATCAGGTAAAATAAAAAAAGGAAAAGAAATATATGCTCAAAATAAAGTTCATGAAAAGATATATGAGCTGTATAAACATATTTACGATAAGTTAAATTAGTTTTTAATTTTAGGTTGAAAAAGGAGGTTAGTTATACATTAACCTCTTTTTTTGGTTATATAATAAAGACTATTCATGATTTCAGTTCCAATTTCATTAAAATATATTAAGCTAGGCAACTATCAAAAGTTTCTGCAAATAGAAAACCCTAGTACAGAAGATCTAATTAAATGCTTATTAGAAGTATCTTCTCCTGATCTAGCCAGAATGAAAGCAACAGATGTTGATCATATAGCTGCTGAATTAAATGCGCTGTTTGAAGTAAAGCATCAATTTGTTAATCAATTTGAATTATATGGAAAGCGTTTTGGGTTCATACCAAAGCTAGATGACATTACTTATGGAGAGAATAAAGATATAACAAACTACATAAATGATTGGGGAAACATGCATAAAGCTATGGCTGTTTTATTTAGACCAATAGAAAAAAAATTATCCAATCAATATATTATAGAAGATTACGAAGGAAGTCATGTTTATAGCGATATAATGAAAGACATGCCATTAAGCGTAGCATTAGGATCAATGGTTTTTTTTTACAATTTAACGAACGAATTACTGAACTATATCCCGAATTATTTACAGAAACAGATCAGCAAGGAACAGATGACAGAAGCGGGTTCTCTAGGAAATGGGGAAGCTATTCAGAACTCTATACTCTTGCTCAAGGAAACATTACAAGATTTGATACCATCACAAAATATAAACTACACCAATGCTTAATGTATTTGGCATTTGAAAAAGAAAAAATAGAATTAGAAGAAAGAATGATAAAACGTAAATTTAAATAATATGCAAGGATTTTATAACCTATCCAACAAAATTAGAGAAACATTACAATTAGATGAATTTGTTAATACAGTTACTTACGGAGATCTAATGGAAGTTGATTTAAATAAACAAACCATATTTCCTTTATCTCATTTTATGATTTCAGGAGCTACAATGCAAAGCAATGTTTGGAATTTTAGCGTTTCTTTATTATGCATGGATTTAGTAAATGAAAGCAAGAATTATGCTGATGGCATACCAGGAGAATTTAGAGGAAACAATAATGAGCAAGATGTATTTAATACTCAATTAGCTGTAGCAAATAGATTATTAGAATTATTATTAAGAGGAGATCTATATGTAGATAAATATCAATTAGAAGGAGATCCAACATTAGAGCCTTTCGTTGATAGGTTTGAAAACAAATTGGCTGGATGGACTGTTACTTTTAATGTGTTAATTCCTAATGACATGACTATATGTTAAAGGAATTAAAAGCTGAAATGCAAAAGATTGGTCATCAGGTTGTTAATGGAGCTGTTAGGAAGTTGCAAAGCGGAAACCATATGTCTAGCGGTAGTTTAGCTGAAAACATAACTTACAGAGTAGAGGAAAATAGAGATGGTTATGATTTAGAATTCTGGATGGAAGAATACGGAATGTTTTTAGATGCTGGGGTATATGGATCTAATCCAATGAAAGCAAGAGCAAAGAATCCAAAACAAAAAGGAAAGAAAACAAACTCTGTATTTACAGGAAAAGATGGATTAGCAGCAAAGTTTTCTTATAAGAATAAAAGACCACCAATGGAAAGTTTAAAAGGATGGGCAAAGAAAAAGAATATTAGGTTTAGAGATAAAAAAGGAAGATATGCTAAAGGAGGTTATACAACTATCGCTTATTGGTTGCAAGATAGAATCTTTTATCAAGGAATTGCTCCAACATTATTTTTTACTAAACCTTTTTTAAAAGCGTTTAATGAACTAGATAAAGAAATAGTAAAACAATTTGATTTATATATTAATACAGTATTAGAAGAAGATTCAAAATGGGGAAGCTATTCGGCAATAAAATAAAACAAAATAAACAATGAGTAAAATAAACGTAAGAAGTCCATACTTTGTAAATGCAACCACAGCTTTATTATTCCCAACAGTAACTCTTGAAATAAGAATATATGAAGGTGGAGCAGAAACATCTTGGCAAGGTAACCCTCAATACACACTAACTTCAACAGCTATAAATCAAAAAGTAAGTTTTGAAATTTCAGAGCTAATAAAAGATTATATACCAGCAGAATTTGATGGAACATATCCAACTGCATTATCAAGCGCAAACCCATATGATAACACTACAGTATATGTGGATTATAGATTAACAACTCAAACAGGAATTATACCTCCTACTTTTGATGTAGTTGATGTTCTTGGATTGAGAGCTTTTTATGGCTATGGTTTTTTTGAAGATGGAGCAAACCCTCAATTTTTACAAGGTTACTTACAATCAAACACAACTATATTAAAATCAGATGATGATGCTTTAAGAGTTCCAATAGATAGCGAAAACACAACCTCTGTTGCTTTCTTTAATAAAGGAGAGCAGATATATGTTTTCACACCTACGGCTGGATTAAAGATACAAGACCAAATAGAATATGTAAGTACTGCTTCTGCTGATGTAGATAATTATAGAGAAAGAGTAATAGCATCTGGAGGTACGTTTGAAGATAATTCTTGCTTACAAGAGTTTTTAAGAAACGAAACTAT